TGGCTGCACTAATGTCTAATGCAAGATTTAAAAGGTTTTGCGCTTTTTCGACATCATTCGTCGAACGAACTAAACGCGCCAAACTTGGACGAAGTTCATCATCCGTCACACCGATAGCAATTGAGGTTTTGTCAATATATGCGCCGACTGCTGCAACTTGATCTGCTGTTGCTTTAGTTGAGGCTCTAATTGTTTCTTCAAGTTTTCTTTGTGCTGCTTCATCGGCAGCTGCATTTTTAACAGCTTGAATTGCAAATGCAGTAGCAGCAGCTCCAGCAGCGGCAAATGCCAATGCTGCTTTCTTTCCAAAATCTGCTAACTTGTCGCCAAATGTTTCAGTTTGTTTTTGGCTTTTATTCATGCCGTCAACAAATTGCTTTGTTTCGGCTAAGATCTCAAGCTTTAACGTTCTCCAGTCTTGAGCCATTATTTGCCCCAAATCTTAACAACGTCATTCATTTCTTTTGTAAATCTCTCCGTTAGTTCAGGCTGAACTTGGCGAAGGGTCGGATAGATAAACCAACCTCGTGAACCCCTGCCGTATCTGCCAGACCAAGTAGGGAATTGCTTAAATCTAATTGATCCAAATTCAAGACCTCGCCAGAGCTTTTGAGTTGTTGCTCCACCACTAAAACGCTGACCTGTAAATCCGTATGATAAACGACCAGTCTTTGATGACTTTGAAACGCTTGCACCATCGACAACTCTTTTAACGGCTTTTCCAGATTTTTCTCTTTGATTGCCCGCTTTAGTGATTTCGTTTTTTGTGTAAACAGCCAAATCATAAGCAACAGTCTTAGCTTTTGAAACGGCTTCGTCACCCATAAGCGAAAAGGCTTTTGCAAGTTGGCGCAGCTCTTTTTGATTGTATGCGCTGACCTGCTCATTACTGGTCATTCCTTTTCTCCAATATCTCTAAAGCTGTTGCAATATCATCTGCATCTATCCATTCGCTCATTGGGATTTGTGTTGCCATCGCCAATTGAACTAATAAACGATTTAGACTTCCTGCGGGGTGGCTTTTGGGGCAACATCACCGACAATGACATCGGTTACTGTTTCGCACCATGCTTCATAAGGTTTGACTGGTTTACCAGCTGCCTCACGTTTATGTGCGTGGTATGCCAAAAACATTAAATCAGAAATGCCCATTTTTTCTTGAGCTTGGCTGATTGTATGACCTGACATTTTTTCCCAACGAGCCCACTCAGGGGGTTGAGCAATGTATGTTGCCTGATCCCCTGAGTTGTATTCAATTGTAATTGCTAATTTCATTATTTGCTCCCGATTCTAATAATTAGCTAAAGTTTTCCGCTGGCACTCCAATAACTTGGAATGTTAATGAAACTGTTTGTGCATCTGGTGCAGTTCCACCAGCTGAAGGCCATACAGGTAAAACTTGGAAAGTAAAGACCGCGCCTGAAGTTGCTGTAAATACTGTGTTGATTCCTGTATTAGGAGCTGATTCTGCAACTCCCCATAAAATCTCGCATAGAGATCCTGCTGCGCCCCAGTCAGCTAGCATTTCAACCGCTAGGGTGAAATTGTTGTCAATAACTTTATAGGATTTTCCGTCTAAAGTTTCGTATGTTTGGCGATTCATTTCGCCAGTTAGTGTTGCGCTTGTTGCCTGTGCGTCGAAAGTGTTACCACCGATGGTGAAGGTAACATCCCGACCAGTTATTACTGTGGTAGCCATTTCGCTCCTCTAGGTTGTTTGTGTGTAATAGGTTGACACGTTAATGTCAGCGACTAACAATGTTGATGCACCAACTTGTTGAACTGTTGGTCTTTCAACAGATCCGACAATGTATCCATTAGGAATAACTGCCAGAATGCTCATTATTAATTGTTCGATATTATCAAGCGATGCAGGATTGCTATTAAAAGCAACTACTGCTGAAATTGTTAAGTTTACGCGACAACGAACAGATGATTTTCCAATTGTTTCAATTAAAAGATAAGGTGAATCTGGAACGCAAACGACTGCTGGCGGAATTACCGACTCGGGAACGTAGGCGTAAACATTTCCTGCAACTCCAGCTAATGCTGTTGCAAGCGGTTGCCTAACTGCTGAAAGAATTGTTGATGCTGGCATTATTGAGCCATTGTTTCGGTGTCAATGTATTGACCCAACAACCCTACACATTTATTGAATAATGATCTTCCCATGCGAAACGGAGTTGCAGTAAAATCTACTCCTTCGATTTGTCCTCCACCTGCAAGTCTTGATTGGAAGACTTCAAGCGCGACTGTGTAAATAGCTGATTGAACAGCTGCGTTTCCCACATAAGTCGATCCACCGCTGAGGGAAGCAACTCCCGATGGGATGACATTTGCTTCAAGTATGTCAGCATTTGTGATCGATGCCGAAAAGGTAGTAGATGAGAGATTATCGGCCAAAACTGTTCGTGTTCCGTTGTAGGGGCTGAGGCAGCCTGTGATGACGACTGATTGTCCTTCGGTAAATTCATGAGCTCCTACTGTCGTAAATGTTGCAACATTATCATTAAGAACTGTCTTTTGTATAAAACTTTTATAAGTTACTAACATTGGAAGAACGACGGATTCTGTCGTATCCAGTATTTGATCTAAGTATGCGTCATTATAAAGAGATGAAGATACCCCGATTACATTACGAAACTGCGTGGCAGTTACTATTGTAGGCACGAAATATCTCCATCTCTTACTCCCATTAATGGATGCCTAAGATCGGGAGCAACCTTAGGCACTCAGTTAAATTAAGCTATGTCTAGCTTGCGGAATGCTGTTGGGTAGCGATTGACTACACAAACATATCCGTAAAGACCGATTTCAACGCGTCCATTGGCCACGATATTGGCACGTAGCTCAAAAGTTCCACTCTCATGGAATCGCATTGCAGCGGATGGGTAAACCATTGCAACTTTTGCGTTGCCTGTGTTACCTGTGTAGTTTGCGTCAACTACCAAATCAAGACCAGCCACAGTTCCATTTGTTGAACCCTGTGTAATTAAGCCAGCAGCATTTTGAGAAATAGCAGCTGCAAATAGTGGTCGATTGCTTCCATCAACTGCGCCAAGCAAGTTAGCAAAATCAATGTTTACATAACCACCTGAAGGTGCAACTAACAATTTGTTTGGTGTAAAGCGCATAACATTATAAGAATCTGCAATACCATCTGCAATTGACTTATAAATTGTTGAACCAGTAGATGAATCAGCTCCATCTGCTGCAATTCGTGCTGCATAAGCATCTGTCTTTTGTGCGTATGATGCAGCCAACTCACGAACCAATAAATCTAGGAATGATGGGTCAGACCTATCAAGCAATTCAACGTTGACCACATTTGCGCCAGCGAACTTGACGATTGTATCTTCTTGAAAAGTTACAGCTGTGTCTTGAGATGCAAACTCAACACCTTCAGCGGTTTGACCTACAATTGCCTGAGCACCTAGCACAGGAGTAAAAATCTTAAGTCCTGTTGCAGGTAAAGCTGCGCGCTCGATTGAATCGATAAATGGACGTGATGCATCAATAACACCAACTACATCGCGAAGATAATTTGGTGGAACCATGCCTGTGTTCTCTGAAGTTGTTGCAATTTGTAATGCTGCAACTAAGTCGCGGGCATCGGTGTCGCCTTGAATTGCGCGAACCTGTGCGCTTAGATATTGACCAGCTGTTACGTTTGTGTCAACACGTGGCTTTGTGTATGCCACATAATTAGCTGTAACAACTGGAGTTTGTGCTGCTTCTACCGCTTCGGATGCGATAGGAGCCTCAGAAATGATTTCTGACACTTTGTTCTCCTCTTTGGTTGTATCCTCAGCGGTTGCTTCGGAATCCTGTGGTTGCTCGCTTGCGGCTATTTCTGAAACGCGAGCTGAATCAATGGCGGGCTCAGTAACTAATGACACCTCTTGGAGATTAGATGATTTAATCATTAAAACACCTTCTTCATTTTTCCATTCGTTTATTTTAACTCCAACACTAAAGCCGTCACGAATGCCAAAAATTGCTTCCTCAATTGCATCATCTGCTGCAAATGTTTTTGCCAATTTAAATGAAGCTGTTATGCCATTTTCATCATTTGTTATCTCTGTGAGCTTGCCTAGCGGCTTAGTTCTGTCATGCTCAAGCAAAAGCTTGACAGGCTTAGAAAAATCAATGCTGTCTTTTTCAAATATCGTTGCGCCTGCGCTAGTTAATCCGCGCTCATTCCATGTAACAATTCGACCAGTTAATGTTCGCTTTTCTGAATCGGCGGCTGTTACTACAATTGGGAAATTAATCTTCATCTGATTAAATCCTCCTCTTCCTGTATTTGTTCGACACTCATTGCGCCGATGCGATTAAGTATTTCGTAAACTTGCGCACGTTCTAATGCTGAACCACGCAAAAAGTCATCAATGTCAAAACGTGTTTCAATTCCGTTGGGGCAAAAATCGGCGGCGGATAAACGTTGTTCAATGGCTGTCAAGATTGGTCTTAATGAAAAATCAATTAACGCTTTTCTTTCAGCCGTCATGTTGGAATACGTCATGCTAGTGGTTTCAGCACTAACGAAACTGGCAGGAATGCCTGAAGCTCTGCAAATTTCTAAAGCTAAGTATTGACGCGCTTCATTGAGTTGTAATTTAGCAGGATCAAAACCTAAAGCTTCTAAAGTCACGTCTGCATTTAAAAATGCAGTCGAACGTGTATTTCTAGCAGTCTTCCAGCTTTCTAATAATTTAGAAATTCTTTCAGGTGCTAAATTTGTGCCATTAGATTTTAAAACCATTTGTGGCATAGGCTCTTTTGCATACATTTCAGCAGCAGCTTCCAATGCGGCG